TTCGTAGATCAACTTTTAAGTTGTCCACAACATAATAACATGAAAACAACAATGATAAGACTATGCAAACTAATGCAGGTTCTAGGAACCAACATAAGTCTACAAAGTTCTGATCACTGCTGTCCTCTTGTTACTAATATTGAGGAAACCGCGAGATCATACCTCTCCCGAATTGAGAAGAAAATTCTCAATGAGGGAAAAGCACAAGCATGTAACCACTTCAAACAACTGCACACGTGCAGTGTAAGATTGGCTACAAGGGATACTCTCCCCGAAGTTCTGTTTTGTAAGACGGGTAAAGATGGAGTCCCAGTTGAGTTAAATCAACTGAAACCCTATCTTCTCTCGTCGGACAAGAACCTTCAAAGGATTGGTCTAACTATATCTCGATTTTATGAGAAAATAGTTCTACCTATCCATTGAGACCCTGAGCCTATTATTGCTCAGGGACCTGCCTTGCAGACCACCTTAACAAAAGGGTTTGACACCTTTTGTAAAGAGTGAACGGCAAGACTAAAGATTCAGAACATCGTTCCACCTATGAGAACCAACTTAATGAGTAACTTAGTACAAGGACCAAATGGTCCTAGTATTTTAACTGCTCATTATGATGCTTCTGCGGTACTGAACGACCCTAAGTTATTCACGTCATTGAAGAAACTCGCTACCCTTGTGGGTAAAGAGTGACTCTTCGAAAACATGATTGACTTAGGTAAGTCAATACCGTACAATGGTTATCGAACTGGCCGTATCGCCCTATTACAGCAGGGCGGCGGCAAGACGAGAACTATTGCCATAGGAGACTATTGAAGTCAGAATATCCTTAGGGGTATCCATGATTCTTTAATGGATATCCTAAAGCGTATGGTAACTGATGGGACATATAACCAAGAGAGTCAGGTAGATAGAATTCTACATGAGTCAAAAGGTCATAAGGCCTATAGTTACGACTTATCTTCAGCGACTGACAGGTTCCCGGTGAGGATGCAGGTGATATTACTATCACATGTGTTCACTCCGGAGACCGCCAAGCTCTGACGACAAGTACTGACTTCAAGAGACTACACATATAAAGACGAACGTGTACGGTGAAAGACAGGTCAGCCATTAGGATTATTATCCTCATGAGCTGCATTTGCCCTAACCCATCACGCATTCATAGAGTACTGCGCATGACTTGAAGGCAATTCATCCTTCAAGAAGTATGCAGTGCTCGGTGATGACGTCTGTATATGAGATGAGAAGGTTGCCATTAGATATAAAG